CTGCTCCTGGCCCTGCAGCGCCGACATGACGCCCTGCGCGGCCTCACGGGTAGCGTCAGCCACACCCCGCTGCGCGTCACGCACAGCCGCAGCAGCACGCACCGCGGAGTCGCCAGCGGCAGCGCGTGCGTTCGCCAGGGATGCCTCAGCGGACTGGATCGCAGCCGCCGCGTTCACCTGCGTCGAAGCCGACTTCGCAGCCGAAGCCGCCGCGCCATCGTTCTGCGCGCCAAGAGCCTTAACCGCGGCGCCGATACCCGAGAACCCCAGTGCCAACGTTCCAATGCCAGCCACGCCCGCGATAGCAGCCGGACCGATAGCAGCCAGAGCGGCAGCAACGGCACCAGCAACGGGGATGATCGCCGGGCCAAGAGCCGCACCAGCGACCAGCAGGCCGTTAACACCGCCACCGGACGACGACGCGGCGGCGCCGACAGCGGCAATCTCAGCAGCGGCGCCGCCCGTGTCCGCGTGGACATTGATAGTCGCGTCACGGTTACGGGCGGCAGCGTCAATCTCCGCCCGAGCCGCCGCGGTGTCCGCGTTGACGTTGACCGTGACGTCCTTGCCGCGCAGCTCCTCAATCGCAGCCCGGGCCTGCGTCGTGACCGCGTCAACAGTGACCTGCACCGAAGGCAGGTTGCTGAGTTTGGCCCGCATGTCACGGGCGAAGTTCGACGCGTCAGGGACAACGGAGACGGAGACAGACCCAACAGAGATTCCGGGCATCAGGCGCTCGCTCCTCGTCTTTCACGTAGCCCCGCCAAATACGAGGCGGCGGCAGGGTTGATGGGGCGAACGTTCGACTTCACGCCAGGGCGCGGCAACGGCTCAGGAGCAGCCGCCTTCACCTGTGCGCGCATGAGTTGCACATGCGTCAGGCGCTGGATCGCGTCATACACAGACGCCAACAACATGTCGCCATTGCTCCACGGCCCGTGCCCCTTGCGAGGCTCAGCCACAACGTTGTCGAACTCGGCCTCATCCATGCCGTCCCGCAGCGCCGTCTTCGTCGCGGACTCCGGCGGGAGATGCTGCACCAGCACATCCAACCGGCGCCACGACAACGCCCCCGTAAACAGCCCGCCGAGCTGGTCGGCGGGCTGCGGGTAATACCGGGCCAGGTCAGCCTCTAACGCTTCCCCGTGGTCTTCCGCGAGGGCGTAGAGGGCTGCGATCCTTTTGGGTCCTGCCCGCTCGCCTTGTTCCACTCGGTGAAGAAGACCTCGATCTCCTCCATATCCGGGTCCAGCCGCTTCCACTCCGCGTAGGAGTCGGCGGTGAGGGCCTTCTCGGCCCAGGTGTCGAAGTCGCCCTCGCGCATCGCACGGATGCCGGAGCCCTTCCACTTGCGGACGGGCTTCACCTGCAGGTCAGCCGACCCAGCCTCGGTGTCGAGCGCGACGAGGACGGAACCGTCACTGTTGACGACGTCACCCTCGAGGGCCTCAAGTGCACTAGCCATGTCTGTTTCTCTCCTCTGGTCCGTGTGGTCCGTGAGCGGGGGCAGCAGACGGACCAAGCCGCTGCCCCCGCGTTCATGGGGTTGGTCAGGCGGTCTTGAGCGCGTCCAGCACCATGAAGGTGTGGATCGCGACACCGTCACTGCCCGGGTACGCGGTCAGCGTCACGCCATAGCTGATCTCGTTCCCGGCCGAGATCGACAGGTCCTGACGGTCGGTGACCTCAACGCTGGGGCAGAACATGCGGATGTGGTTCGGGCCGTCAATGACGTCGAACACCGCCGAGTACTTCTGCGTCTGGTGAACACCCTCGGTGAAGTCGATCGCACCGGTAGCGTCAGCAGTCAGCGAACCAAGCGCCTTCCGGTTGTACACCGCGAGGGAGACAAGGTTGGACTCGAGGAACGCCAGGTCGAACGTCGTCTTCGAGGACGTGACGAGGGTCCGCGCCGGGGCGCCCTGACCAAACGCCTGAATGTCCTTCGACGACTCAGAAACCTTCTTCGACAGACCGTTCTCAGTGATGAGCCCGGCATCCTTGTACGCCGCCGCAAGAGCGGTCTTCGCATCGGTCGGCGCGGCCGTGCCAAGAGGCGCGAACCAGGCGAGGCCGTTGCCGACGCCACCGCTGACGCCGGCCAGAACGAGATCAGAGTTAGCCATTGGTGGCTGTCCTTTCACTGCATGGAAAAGACCCCACCATTTTGGCGAGGTCCGATGTTGGGGGTCCGTGCTACAGGCGCGAGTGCAACGTCACTTGATACGCAGCGCCGACACGGACAAGGCCCGTGTTGTCGTAAGGGAGCCGGCTAGGGCCCGTGATCGTGCGAACCCGCGAGACAACCGCAGCACCGTCAGCGACGACCGTCCTGGGTAGCCCGGTCCGCAGGAACAGGCGCACCTGCTCAGCGAGATCCTCAGCCGAAGCAAGGTCAGCCGCGTACACGTCAATGTCGACGTTCGCATCATCAAGGGTGAGGACACTGTCACCGCCACCGAAGCGGTCCACCTGGATCACGGGCAGAACATCGGCAAGGTTCGCCGGGAGAACGGTCACACAACGGGCACCCGTCTCAGCATGAAGCGCAGCAACTAGCGCCTTGTTGACCGACGCGTACCCGGCCACGCTCAGACCTGCCCGGCCTGAGCGTCCTGCACAACCTCAACAAGATCAGCCTTCGACGCCCGCGACGGAACCTCAGCACCCAGACTCTCAGCCTTCGCGGACAGGTCAGCCTTCGACAGAGCCTCGAGCGCCTCAGCATCCTCAACGAGAACCGCACGGCCCGAACGGACCAGCTCGCGCGCCTCATCAGCGTCAACGTCACGCACAGAGCCGACCTCAGACAGGTCGGGGGAGTAAGAGATACGAACCTTCGGCATCATCAATCCTTTGCTGCATCAAGGGCCCGGCCCAAGGTGCGATGTTTAGGGGTGTCACCCGTGCCGTGCTCGATGTAGAACGCGGCCGGGTCATCGTTGGTGACCTTGCCGTAAGCGCGGCGGGTCTTGCCCGCCTGAACCCCAGACTCGACAGTGAACGCGTCCCTGTAGTGGGTGCCGTCCTTGCTGTCCGGGTCATACGGGGCGGTCGCCTGCGCCCGGGCCGCGACCCGCTCAGCACGGGCCTTCATGTCAGCCTGCATCTCAGGGGAACACAGCATCTCGCCGATACCACGGAAGTCGGCATTGAAGCTCGCCATCAGCCAGTCACCCGCTTCAGCGCCACGACGGTCCCGAACTCGGTACCGGTCATAGGCGACCGCCACTGCCCGGACTCGCCATCCACCTCATACGACACGCCAGCGATGACAACCTCGTCAGTCGGCGCGATGACCGTCCCGTAAGGCAGCGCCAGGGTTAGCCCCGTGGTCACCGTGTCGCGGGCCTGCACGTTCTCCGTGCCAGCCCCATATCGGCTATCCCACCAGGCGCACCCGGTGAGCGTCTCCGACGTGACCGTCCACGTGTCGTTGCCGTAGTCGTCGACGTCGCCGCGGGCGCGACGGTTCACCGTCACCACGCCGCCGAACGGGAACCTCATCGTCGGTCCACGTCCTCCGCGAGCGGCACACCATCAAGCCATGTCACGTTCTGGTTCCACGGGTTCAGGCCCTGCAACGCGTCAGCAGGCGTCGGATCAACCGAGAACGCCCCACCACGGCCGGCAAGCGTCTTCAACGCCTGCCGCTCCGTACGAGTCAGATACACCCCGCCAGCGGGGCGCTGCACCGAGAACGGGCCAGCGGTCTCCATCGTAGCCGTCGTCGGCGACGAATACGCCCGCGCCGCAACCGTCAACACCACACCCAGCGCGCTGTCAGGCAGCGGCGAGACGTATACCTCGCACGCCTGCCGCGCCAAAGTCAGCATCAAGCTCGCGCGGGCCTCGTCAAGGCTGGACTCGCCAAGGAACGTCGCCAGATCATCCGAAGTCACAAAGGGCAGATCAGCCACGTTCCCACTCCTTCAAGAGTCGGTGAGCGGGCGCACCAGACGATGCGCCCGCTCACTCAGGTCGATCAGAACTGCGCGGAACCCTTGGTGTACAGGACGAACGCGTCCGGGTTGCCAACGACGAAGCCGTAGTACGCCTCGACGAGCAGCAGGGTCAGGTTCTCCTGGAACGCGGAGTGCCAGGTCGTCCCATCGAAGTAGTTCGCCTCGTTGCTGACCTTGATGGTGATGTCCATGCCAACGCCGTAGGCGCACTGGGACCAGTCGCCACCAACACCGCGGAGGAGCGAGTCGGTGCCACCGGCGCCGGTCGGGGCCACGGACACGGACACGTTGGTGCCACCGGTCAGGGCCTTACCGTTCGCGGAGAACGGAGCCGCAGCACCGTTCACGTTCGCGGCAAGCTGCGGGAACGTGATGGTGTACGGGCCGCCAGCGGAACCGGACACGGTCACGGTGGCGTAGATGCCGCCCCACGCCTGGATCGCGGACTGAACCGTCGCAGCCGCAGCGTTGTACGCAATGGTCGCGCTGTTGCCACCCGAGGACAGGACGAACGTTCCACCGGTCGGGGTGCCGTTGATCGTGACCGACTGAGTCTGGTCACCACCACGCCAGTACTTACCGGACACGCCCTTGGAGAACGCAGCCTGGAACCCGGCGAGAGTGCTGCTGGTGTGGCCGGCGTTGTTCTCGTTGTCGAGGAACAGCGGGCGACCCATCGTGTCAGTCTGCAGCTGCGCGTCGATGCGGAACCGCGGGTCGGCAACGATGCCGGTGAAGTCGTAGTTCTTGTCGATGACCTTGCCGGCACCGGTCACGATGTCGTTGTACAGGCCACCAGCGGCCTGAGCGGCGGTGCCAAGGGCAACACTGTTGTTCGACAGGGCCAGGTAGTCCTGGAACGGGCCGGCGCCGCCAGTGCGGAGGTCCTTACCGTTGATCGCGGCCTGGTCGAACGCGCGAGCGATCGAGGTGGGCAGGTCCTGCTGGAGCTGGTCGTACAGGCCGGCAGGGTTGGTCATCACGACCTCCTGCGACACCGGCACGAGGAGGGCAACCTTCTTGCCGACCATCGTCTTGACGCCGACACCGACCTGAGCGGCAGGCTTCACGCCACCCTCAGAGACCCACCCGGCGACCGGGACGTCCATCGGGACGGGGATCGCGGTCTGGGCACTGACGGACAGCGGGACACGCCGGGCGAGCTTCATCACGGCGGACTCTTCGGTCGCCTTGCTGAAGATCGGGCCGGTGATGGTGGGAGGGAGCAGAGTCCCATTGACAGAGTTAAGCTGGGTAGCCATGTTTGGGGTCCCTTTCGGGGATCAGTTGGGGCCGTTACTGCTGACGCAGTTGGCCCTGGAGGATTGATGCGAACTGGTTTGCGGGGCTCGCGGCCGAAGGGCCGTTCGCTCCTGATGCCTGCGAGTGGTCCGGGCGAGGCGCCCGACGACCGCTGAAGCCGGCGTACTTAGCCCTAAGGGCCTCAATCGCGTCGGTGTCGACCTCGCCGTCCGCGTCAACGAACTTCGCAAGGTTCAGGTCTTCGACGATCGCGTCAGCGTTGTCAACAACACCAGCGAGGGCAGCCTTAACCTCAGCCCGCGCCACGCGGGTGATAGCTGCCGTAGCACGCTGCTCAGCCCTGGTCTGCGCCTCCTGGGCGCGTTCCTGCTCAGTCTTCGACGCCTCAACAAGCCGGTTGTACTCGGCCAGTTGCGGCTCCGCAGCCTTCAGCCGCTCACGAAGGTTCTTCGCCTCATTCCGCGGCTTGTTGACCTGCTCAAGGATGACCTTGCGGCGGTCCTCGTCGAGGTCGGCCAGCAGTTCCTCAAGGGACTGCGGCTTGGACTGGGCTTCGCCCTCCTGCTCAGGGGCAGGTTCGGTCGAGGCATCAGTGGTACTCATGCAACCCTCCAGGGGTGTCTTACTCGGCCCCACGCCAGGTGGGGAGGTATATGTCCGCTCAGAGGAGCGGGTGGCCGTCGTTGCGGGCGGCCGAGAGAGCGCGACGGAACGCGTTCAACGGGTCAGGCTTGCCTGCCGCGTACTTCTCCCAGAGTTGCTGGGCGGCGCGGACCTGCGCGGTCGGCTCGTAGGCGCCACCAAACAGCGGCTCAACGTGACAGCGGCAGTTGTCGTGGTACCGGTTCGCCTCACCCTTGGCGTCGCCGCCAAGGGCCGTTTTGGCGTCGACCACACCAGCAGCTGCCTTGTTCTTGTAGACCGCGCCACGAGTGGCCAGCATCAGGCAGAAGTGACACGCGCCAGGCTCAGTAACCCGAGCCCACCCACGCGCATAACGGTCCTTCGCGACCGCAGCCACGATCGTGTCCCGGCCAACGTCCAACGTCATCCGCTCAGCAGCGGCAACAACCTTGGACTCCATCACGGCCATGTCCTCAGGCGTCGTAACACCCCAAGCGTTATCCGTGGCCCACTTCAACTCCTGCGTGACCTGCTCGAGCGACGGAGGAGACTCCACCGGGACAGACACACGACCCGGGACCTGCGCCGCCCGCTCAGCCTGATAGAACGCCGCCGCCTGCGTAGCCGACGCCATCCCATACCGGCGAACCAACGCCGCCACCAACGCAGCAAGCCGCGGCAACGTCTCCCGAATCCGACTCGCGTCGAACTCAGGCCACGCCTGCCCCCGCACCATGTCGACAAGCTGGGAAGCAATCGCCTCCTGCGCAAGACGATGCTGCTCAGCCGGCCGGTCAGACTGCTGGGGGAGTGCCATTGGCCGGCTTCGGCGCCAGGTCATTCGTCAGCGACTTATCCACACGGGCAGCCTTCGCCTCAAGGGAGTGCGAAATCTGCTGCAGGAACGAGTTACCCTGATCCTTCGCGCGGTCAATCTCGATGCGCTGACGCTCAACGGCCGTGTAACCCAACTTCTCGCCCGTCACATCAGACGTCGCCGGGAGGTACCCCGACTGGATCTGCTTGAAGATCGAGTCCGTCGTCGCAGCCGGTGTCGGCGTGGCCGTGTCAGCCCACACCGTGCTGATTGCGTCGGCGTTGTCCGGGACGGAACCGTCGCGGATCAGCAGCGCCAGCTTCATCAC